CACAGAGAAGTGCTCAGTTTTTAAACTGTGAAGTTACTATGCCTCCTACAGATTCTAATAATAGTAGATATCTGATAATGGGAGAATCAAATATTGATGATACCAATCAGAATACTTGTGGTGCTGATTTGGAACTTTGGGTTGGAGTCACTCCTCCTGGTGGCGGAACTGAAACAACTCATTGGGTTTCTAGACCTGGAACACACTCTCATTATTGGGGTGGTAATACCAACGATAAATATTGGCAATTGAAAAATTTCCATATTGATGATGGAGCCACTACAACTACTATATCTCAGGGTCAAACCAGAAGATATAGAGCTTATGGTAACAACCACAACAACAATGTTAACTTTGGTGCTGGAACAAATACTGATGCGGGACCAAGACATAAATTAATTGTCATAGAATTTGACGGGGGATTAATCTAAAATGGCAACAATTTCAGGAACAGGACTATCTTTCCCAGGAATTCTAGGAGAGTTGGGTGGAGTTATCGGACCAAACTATATCGCTAGATGGGCGAGAGATGATGGTCCAGTTGCATCATCCCAGCAACTTTCTAATAACTTAGGTCTTGAGGTTATCATGCCTCCCGTTACGAATGTCAATAACAAGTATTTAATTATCGCTGAGGTGCATACTGATGACACTAACAGCAATACATGTGGAGTTGGACTAGATACTTGGGTTGGTGCTACCCCACCAGGGGGCGGAACAGAAGATACACAGTGGATTGATAGGCAAGGTAGGCACAATACCTACATCAGTGGTGGTTATAATACTTATTTTATTCAGCACCATTGGATTATTGATGATCCAGGACAAACTTATAATAGTCCATCTGCCGTTGTTGGTCAAACAAGAAAGTATCGTGTTTATGGCAATGCTCATAACAATAATATTAATTTCATGAACAATAACGTATCCAATCACATCGGATGGAATGGATATCTATGCGTCATTGAATTAGACCATTCTTTGTTCTGATAAATATTTTTTCCTTTATAAATATATTCGTACTAGGTTTTAACCATGATCAACACACAAAGTAAAATTTTTGGTAACGCTCTTGCTGTATCTACGCAAAGAATGGCGGAAGAGAATGGCATGGTAAGATTCCTAAGACAACCACTGGGTGTGGAATGGACTCCAGATAACATTGAGGATCTCTATGCAGATAGAGAGAATTTTAAGTGGTTGCCAAATAATCTAGAACTTATTGATGGTGATGAAGAAAGTCTAGATCCACCAGTTGATCTTGCTACTTTCAAAGCAACAATTCTTGCTGAATATCAAAAAACTATGTACACTAGATTCCGTCAAGCGGAATATCCTCCTATTGAAGAGTACATTGACGGAATTGTAAAAGGAGATCAAGCACAAGTTGATGCCTACATTGCAGCATGTCAAGCAGTCAAAACAAAGTATTCTAAGGAAATGACTCATCCTGGAGACGAAAACGTTAAAGACGATGGATCAGCAACAGTTTGATGATCTATCTAAAAGAAAAAGACTCCCCTAGGGGAGTCTTTTTTTATGCCTTTGGTACTGCAGTAAAATCAAGGGCAACTCGGATTTTATCGGTTTTTATTCTATCTGCACCATGCATCACACTAGGATCAAAGAAAACAAATCTTCCTGGATACATTTTTATCTTTTCATCTCCCCAAATAAAATCTCCACCGTCTACATCTGGATCCCAATCATCATTTAATACACCAACAAATTTTATAGCTTCATCAGATTTCCTATAGTCAATGTGTAAAACATCATCTAATTGACTGGTTTTACAGGAGATTCCGCAATATAACATTCTTTCTGGATGAAACAAATCCGAATTGGATTCATAAAGTTGAAAGAATAATGCTCTGCATAATCCAGTTAGATATGTATCATTCGCAGATTGGTCCATAAAACTTCTGTCAGACATGATATCAAGTTTGAAGAATTTTTTTTCAAATGGTCTATCAAGAGGAATTTTGATGTGCCACTTTTCTGATGAAAGTGCCGCATTGAAGATTTCTTTCAATAGAAGTTTTGATTCGCAATTATCAAATATACGCATCTTCAATAACCTTATAATTAAATTGATTTAAACGATGACGATGACCTAAAACATCTTCAGTAACTAAATTAAAAGCAATACTTTGGTGTAGTCCATCAGGATTGTTTAGATCTCTAGGAACAACACCATGAGGTAGATAAGAAGGAAACAATAATAGAAGATACTGCTGAGGTGGTATTGCTACCTGAGTTTGTGTAAATCTACAGTTACCAAAAATATTCTCATCAAACACTGGTTCCATCATATAGCATTGGTAGTTTTGATCTGGTTTATCAAAACAAATAATTTTGCTATACTCTTCTTCCATGAAGTAATAAACACCGCTAATCAGAGAATTTTTATGTCGGTGAAATCCAGTTCCATCAGTTTTATTATTTGCCCAAGATTGCTGAAACACAAGATTCCCAGCAATTGCTAGTTGGTTTCTTGCAAAATCATTTGCTTCTTTTAAGATGCACTCTCTCAAAGATTTTAACTCTTTGTTTTTTAGGACAAAATCATAATTCAGTCCATTATTGCTAATATCTTGGATGTTACTATTTGGAAGTGATTTTAAAAATTCTAATTCCGAATCATCACACTTAATCTGTGTTACACCAATCGGAGTTGGGAATAGATCTAGGATTTGCATATCTGTGATACATAGGTAGTTTATAAATACCTCTAGGAAAACTATAGGTATATCGTATGGCTCAGCCTGCTAGTAGGACCGAGCTAAGGGACTATTGTCTTAGACAGTTGGGGTTCCCAGTTCTGGAAATCAACGTAGATGATGATCAAATTGAAGATGCCATTGATGATGCTCTACAGTATTATAGAGAGCGTCACTATGATGGCGTTGAGCGTATGTACCTCAAGCATCTGTTCACTGCAGCAGATGAAACAAAGTTTGATTCACAAGAACAAACAACAACAATTAATGGTGATGCGTGGACGGAGAGAGACAGATATATTAATATCCCATCTCACGTCATGGGTATCTCCAGAGTCTTTGGACTTGCAAGTAATGCCATTAGAAACAACTTGTTTGGTATTGAATATCAGATCTTCCTGAATGATCTCTATGCTGTTGGTTCACTAGACATGCTCAACTATTTTATGGTTAAGCAGTGGATGGAAACCATTGATATGGTCCTGAACAATGGATCGTTTGTTGAGTTTAGATTCAACCAACGTCAGGACAGACTTTATCTAGATGTAGGTAAAGACATGCTTGATGAAGATGTTTATGTGATCATTGATTGCTATAGAGCTCTTGATCCAGAAACATTCACCCAGGTTTATAATGATCCATTTGTTAAAAAGTATACCACGGCATTAATTAAACGTCAATGGGGTCAGAACTTGATTAAGTTCAATGGCATTCAACTCCCTGGTGGTGTTAGTATGAATGGGAGAGAGTTGTTCACAGACGCACAGGCAGAGATTGCTGCTCTCATGGAAGCATCTAGCAGCACATATGAACTACCTCCAATGGACATGATCGGATGAAAAAGGTTTACTTCCCACAACATGGCGGAAACAGAACCGAACAGAATCTCGTACAAGATCTTGTGGACGAGCAAATCAGGTTGTTTGGTGCTGATGTATTTTATATACCTAGAGTCAGTCTAAGAGATAAGACTCTGGGTGAAGTTGTTCAGTCAGAATTCAATCAGAGTTACATGATTGAAATGATGCTGGTCAACGTAGAAGGTTTTGGAGCGGGTTCTGAGTTTGTGAGTAAGTTTGGACTCAGAATCACAGACGAGATTACCTTTGTAGTCTCGCGTAGAAGATGGGAACAGTCTGCTAATCCTGCATTGAATCTAGCAGTAGATGGTAGACCTAACGAGGGAGATCTAATTTACTATCCTCTTACAGAAGATATCTACGAGATCAAGTACGTTGAGCGAGAACAACCATTCTTCCAACTGGGCAAACAGTATTTTTATATTCTTACCGCTGAGCTCTACGAACAAGGAGCAGACAAGTTTGACACAGGCGTTGACGAAATTGACGATATTGAAAGAGAGTTCAGCAACATTACCACGCTTAACCTTGGTCTTACTACCAGACAGCAAGCCACAGGAACTGTTACTGTGGATGCAGGCGGTGCGATTACTTCAGCAACCGTAACTCTTGCTGGAACTGGATATAACGAAGCACCAGGAGTTACGATTACTGGTGCTGGAACTGGTGGAATTATTGAGTCATCTATCTCAGATGGTGGAGTAGTATCTCTCTTAGTTGTGAATGGTGGTTCTGGATACACAACTCCACCAACCATTACGATTGATGCTCCACCAGAAGCAATTCAATTCATCACCGATGAGCATGTTGTTATTGGTGGTTTTGTTCAGCAGAGTGCTGCAAGAAACTGGACTTCATCAAATAGTGTTATTACAGTTACGGCACTTGGAAACTTTGACCCAACATTTGCAACCACCACACAGAACAAGTATTTCTATTGGAAGTTTGAAGACAAGAGAATCTCGTATGTCTACACATACAATGGAACTGACGTAACAACTGTTCCTGGGTTCTTCTATTATGACTCAGCAAACCTACAGTATGTTATCAATGCATATACTGAGACTACCACCAGTGGTCAAAGAGCAACAATGTATGACCTTGACAGTGCAACGATTGCTGAGGTAGCAGATTGGAATGGATCAACATATACCCTAGAGGTCATGAACCGTACAGGTAACTTCATTGATGGTGATCTCATTCGCGGCGTTGAGTCAAATGCGATATATACACTAGGAACATTCTCTACCATTGATAATACAAGCATTGAGTTTGATCAAAACCAAGCGATTGAAGACGGTGCCGATGACATTATTGATTGGGGTGAAACAAATCCCTTTGGTGAGTTTGGTAATTATACAGGTAGCTTCTGATGTTAGGCGTACAATTTTACAACGAGGCAGTTAGAAAAACTGTCATTGCATTCGGTACTCTGTTTAACAACATTGAACTGAAGAAAACTGTTGACGGTCAGACAATTGAGGTTGAGAAAGTACCTCTTGCTTATGGACCGAAACAGAAATTTTTATATCGTCTAGAAGGTAATTCTGCTGACGGAAGAAAGATTGCGATCACACTTCCCAGAATTTACTTTGAGATGACTGGCATTGATTATGATGGTGCCAGAAAAACTGCTGCTACTCAAAAGTACAAGGCAAGCATTGATGATAATGGAAATGAGGTAAGAACGCAATATGTTCCTGTACCATACAATGTTCAATTTGAACTAGGAATTATTGCCAAGTCACAGGACGATGGTCTACAAATCTTAGAACAGATTCTGCCATACTTCCAACCATCATTCAGCATGAGCGTTAAGTTCATCCCAGACATGGATGAAGTAAGAGATGTTGCCATTGTTTTAAACAGTGTGAACTTTGAAGACGATTGGGAAGATGACTTCACTACAAGAAGAAGCATTGTCTATACGATGAGTTTCACTGCTAAGTCTTACATCTACGGTCCTTACACCAAGGCAGACGTTATCCGCAAGTCTCGTATTATTGAGACCATCGGTGATACTAATGTTGGTAAGCGTCACGTTGAACTTTCATACACACCCAAAGCAACAGTTGACTACAACCAGGACGGTCAGGTTGATGCCGCAGATGATCCATTCGTAGTACCAACAGATGACTTTGGATTCAACGAAGGGATGGAATTCCTATGAGCTTAGAAGAGAACATGGAAGAACTGCTCAATATTGAAGCAGAAGTTGTAGAGGAAAGCAAACCCACAAAGCAAAAACCAGAGCATCTAGACAAGGATGATCGCACAAAAGACTATGAATATACCAGGGGTGAGTTATACACCCTCATAGATCAGGGGCAGGAGGCGGTCAGAGGTGCCTTAGAGGTCGCTCAGGAGTCAGGGCACCCGAGAGCGTATGAGGTCGCTGTAGCGGCAATGAAGCACGTTGCAGACATGACTGAGAAACTACAGGATCTCCATAAGAAGATGAAGGATCTTGACGAGGAAAAGAAAGGTCCAACCAAGGTCACAAACAATGCTATGTTTGTCGGTAGCACTGCAGAACTTCAGAAGATGCTGAAACAGATGAACGGCAACAAGAGATAAATAATAAAAAAAAGTGTGGGAACATGGCGATCAAACCACTATCAACTGCTGTTGATTTAGCAACACCATCAGATGTAGATACTGCCAGTATTGTATCTGTAATCAATACAAACAATACTGCTGTTAGACTTTTAATAGCAGAGGCATCTGCTGTTACTGTTTGGATTGCTGCTGGTGAGAGAGTTTCTATTGAGAAGACACCCGATGTTGTTATTTCTGCTGATGATGGTGCTACACCAACTCCAACAGCAGTTACAGCAGCAACTGTATTCGCAACTAAAATCGCATACGGAAACTAATGGCACAGTGGAATAAAGACGAACAGGCATACAGAGCACAAGACACTACTAACTTTGAGGTGGTGATGCTTGCTGATGAAAACGGCAACCCACTCAACAGTTATGGTGCTGCCGCTAACATCCCTATTGCTGCTGGATTGTTAGACGGATATTCACACATCAACAAGTTTGGATATAGTGATGACATAACCATTCAAGGAGGAGGATACACCACAATCTGGGATGATGCGTCACTCTATTCTTATATCGGAACTGCTGGTGTAGCATCTGTTGCTTCTACTAATGGCGATACTGGAACAGTAGAAGTTCAAGGACTTGATGGAAACTATGCTCCTGTAACAGAAACCATTACTATTGGTTCTTCTGGCACTACAGAATTTCTACGAATTTTTAGAGTAGTTCAACTGACTGGAACTAATGACGATGACATTGAGATTAGTGTTGACGGTGCTGTAAGAGCTATCATTAAAGCAGATGCAGGTCAAACGTTGATGGCACTTTATACAGTCCCCGCTGGTAAAACTGCTTATCTTATGAAGTTTCAAGGTTCTATTGATAAGTCAAACGGCGAAACAAAGTTTAGATTTATGGCAAGACCTTTTGGTGGAATATTTAATGTCAAGGGTCAGTTCGGAACTGCTGCTGGTTCACCAATTAATTATGACTATCCAGTTCCTTTGAGATTTGAGGAAAAGACGGATATTGAAGTAAGAGCAGTATCTGGTTCTTCTTTAGGTGCTGGTGCTGTTTTTGATTTGATCTTGGTAGACAACTAAGGAGACTAAATATGAAGTCGTTCAAACAACTAAGGCATGACATTAGAGAATCTGCCGAAAAACGATACTGTCCTAAGTGTGAAAAGTGGGAGACCCGAGCAGAGTGTGCCTACGGTGTCTCCTACTGGGACAAGTATGCCACAAAAAACTTCAAAGAGTCAGTCCTCGGAGAAGCAGCCTGGACCAGAAAAGAAGGACAGAACAAAAAAGGAGGACTTAACGAAAAAGGACGAAAGTCTTACGAGAGAGAGAATCCAGGATCTGACCTTAAAGCACCAAGCAAAAAGGTTGGAAACCCCCGTAGGAAATCATTCTGTGCTCGAATGAAGGGCATGAAAGCAAAGCTAACTTCTAAGAAGACAGCACGTGATCCAGACTCCCGTATTAACAAATCATTACGAGCCTGGAATTGTTGACCTGAATAGATATAATTACATTATTAGAATGGCATATGGAAATGAGACTAAACTCAGACGACATTGCACGTTTGATTCGTGCTTGTGAAATGTACAAGGACTACACTGGGTCTGAGTATATGTGGGAGGAATATGATCGCCTCGAAAAGAAATTAATGTATTACGAAGAAGAACATTGCCCTGAGGACTAGGTGTACAGAGAACCACATCTCCAAAAGAAAAGTGATGAATGTGCCCAACTTTGGAGGGATTGGTTTCGCCTGAGAGAAAAAAAGCATTAGGGGCACCAGAAGCTAGACAGAAATGGTGCCAGTGTTGTGATGAGTTTGGCGAGATGATAAGTCAGGAAGTCAAAACAAATCCACGATACAATAAGATACAGTTAGACCTCAAAAAAGAAGAACCTCCTAGATAATGTAGTTGCTATAAAGTTTTATGAAGTTTATTTTAGGACTTCTAGCTTCATTGTTTCTCGCTCTCCCAGCGTGGGCAGTCGATGTTCAAATGGGATACGACGGAAACCTCGTCTTTGAACCAGCGGACATCACAATTAACGCTGGCGACTCAGTTCATTTTGTTAACAATATGCTTCCTCCTCATAATGTTGTAGTGGAAGATCATCCAGAGATCTCCCATGAAGGTCTTGCCATGATGCCTGGTGAAGAGTTTGATGTAACTTTCACTGAAGCAGGAGACTATACTTACTGGTGTGGTCCTCACAAAGGTGCAGGCATGATCGGTACTATACACGTAAACTAATGTTTAATAAATGGGGTAAGGACATAGAACCACCCGAAAGATTATCAAGAGAAGATGTTCAGGAGATGATTGATGCAGCAATACGACAACACAACCGTAATGCTTCTATCATTAGCATGTGCGTTGGTTGGGTGGTTCTTGCTTTATTTGCTGAGGGACTTTTAAGACTTATTGGAGTGATACCCCCTGTATTCCCATGGCTCAATATCACATTATAGAATGGATAGGAGTTGTTCTCCTATTCTTGTTTGGTATGACAATGATTTGTCAAGGTCACGCTATCTTCCATGGTAAATATGGTTATAAGCATTCCGAGCGTGAGAAAAATCGTTCGGCTGATATTCGGAAACAACTGGAAGAAATCATCAATGCAAATGGACATTCTACAGAAGAGGATTAGGCAATTGGAAATCTCAGAGAAGATTGACGAAGCTCTATATGAATGGTATTCAGAGCAAGGTCGTGAAGTTCCGCAGTGGAAGAAACCAAAAGAAACATGGTGGAGAGAGTATCTTATTGATCTAGGTCTCGATCCAAACAACCCCTAAATACTAGGTAGCTTGGGAAGTTGACATGTCCGCTGAATGGTATAAGGAACAACCTACTAATAGGAATTTCCTGAATCCAATTGGTTATCTCCTTAAACTAGAAAAGTTT